GACATGAAAAAGAAGATTTACGAAATGGTCATTACCCCAATGGTGGACATTCAAGTCACAACCAAATGGTGGGGTATAACGGTAGAGAGAACTTGGTTTGAGGATATCAGTTACCGTGTATGTAAACTCAATGGTGACTCAAACAACGTAACCTGTGAACTTTGGGATGAAGAAGGTCTGATTGGTGAATACACCATCGCAACTACCGAGTTGGTAAAATGTATGATACAAAAATACCAAGACGTTTGTGAGAATGAAAACTTTGAAGTATCTTTGACCCACTAAAAAAAACAGACATGACACAAGAAGAACTTTTGACCTTAGAAAAACTCCTCATTAAGTTTGATAATGGGCGTGACACATTTACCGTTCAAACCTTCCAAGTGGGAAGATATATCATCCAACCAATCTATTGGGGTGTGGATGATGAAGATGGGGTAATTGTAGATGAAGACAGTATCAGACAAGAGTTTGAATACTTTGTTGACAATGAACTATCAATGGATTTTGTAGACTCAGAATAATCCCGTATCTTTGACCCACTAAAAAAAACAGACATGAAATATCAAGACGAAATCCTCCCATTCTTAGAAGGTGTATCCGTAAAGGTTGAATCTGACTACGAAGAGTTCACCCTCGAATTTGCTCAGAAGAAACATTGTAAGTGTGGTAAACCCCACGCAACGGTTTGGTTGAACATGAAGAGTTCAATCATCCTTCTCAATGAGTTCTCAGTATCCAATAAAGACAGTTTCTTCAATGTCCAAACAATGTTTCAGATGTTGACTCAAGTGGACATACAAGATGAGGTTCTCCTACAAATCAATACGAACCGTAGACATAAACAACTTGAAGAGTTAGTCTTCAATGAGTAGGTAGGTTTTTTTCACTGTCATTGTTATCCCTATCTACGGACCCTCACCCAAAAGGTGGGGGTTTTTTATTTCTTTCCATACAGTTTTCGGTATATTTATCTCATATAAAACAACATTTATGGGATGTAATTGCAAAGGAGGAAAAAAACAAATCCTCAACAATCTTGACTCAAAAGACCATTTGAACGCAGCATACGAGGTATATCGTGATGTGATTCAAACAAAGACCATCGAAGAGATGGATGACCTTGACCACAAACAAATCCTGTTTGGGTTCTATTCTTTGTATCCAAACGCAAATGGTGAGATTAGTGTTGACCACGCAATCAACACCATAAAATCAAGTTTAAGACCACACTACAATGGAATCGAATAAAAAACCACCTGGTAGACCAAGAACGGAAACCTACATAAACCCCATGTGGAAGGACATAATCTTGGAACATGGAAGGAGGGGTTCACACGTTACAGCGTTCCTACAAGAACTCGGTTTATCATGGGACCAACACTACGCAATGTTGAAGAGGAACAAAGATTACAATCACGTTTTCCAAACCTATCAAAGGGATTGTGAACAGTGGTGGTATCAACAAGCACATAACGCGATGGCTTCGGGTGAATCTAACAGGTTTAATCAGAGGTTGTGGACCATCATCATGAAGAACAAATTTCGTGATAACTGGTCAGACGAAAAACAAATTGACATCACAACTCAAGGTGATAAAATAACCCCAACGGATAACAAAATCCAAGTGGAGATAATCAGGAAGAATACAGAATCCGAAGAATGAAAAAAGGACAGTCAAACGCAACCCGTATTGTAAGACCCAAAATCTCAAGACCTGGTGTTCACTCCAAAAAGAGAACATCCAATCACAAGTCATCAAGAAACTATAAGAAGAAATATAGAGGTCAGGGATGAGGCTCCAAGCGAATGAACTCTTTGCTCAGATTCAACTCAAGATTCAGGAAGGTCTAAGATACATCTTCCTGAGGGGTTCATCGCGTTCAGGGAAGACCGTAGCAGCAATCCAAACTCTGGTGGTGGAATGTCTATCCAATCCAAAGACCACAGTGACCATAGCACGTGAGACCCAAGTATCCATCAAAAACACCATTCTTATCGATTTTAAGGAGGTTATGGAACAGTTGGATATATGGGTGGACGCAAGGTATAATAAAGTGGATATGGTGTATCGTTTTGATAACGGTTCAATTCTCAGATTTGTGGGATTGGATGACACCACTGGTAAACTCCGAGGAATGAGAAGTGACATCGTATTGGTGGATGAGGTCAACACAGTATCCATGAGTTCATTTGTTCAGTTGGACATCAGAACAACCAAGTATGTTCTCTGTGCATACAACCCTGAAATCCCAACGGACTGGAGGGGATTGGACTACGAGAAAAAAGAGAACGGTTGTATGTTGATTTCCACATGGAGGGACAATGCGTTCTTGGACCAACGAATAATTGATTCAATCAACTCTCTCAAAGAAACGGACCACGACCTGTGGTTGATATACTCTGAGTCACAAATCGTTCCCCCAAGAGAGATTGTATACCAAAAACCACAAATGTATGAGACCTTACCACAGGGAATCAAATACACCTACTACGGAATTGACTTTGGATTCTCACAAGACCCCTGTGCGGTGGTAGAGGTCTTTGTAAAAGACAAAGAGGTTTACGTAAAGGAACTGGTATACGAACAGGGTCTCACCAACGAGGACCTAATCTACTTATTAAAAGACAAGGGTATCAACCGAAACAACGACATCGTTTGTGATAGTGCGGAACCCAAATCAATAGAAGAACTAAAACGAGGAGGATTAAATGTCAGAGGAGTTAGAAAGGGAGCAAATTCTGTTCTGTTTGGAATACAAAAATTACGTCAACACAAGGTCTTTGTTCACAAGGACTCAATCAACCTCATCAACGAGTTTGACAACTACCGATACAGAAAAGACCGTTCAGGACGGATAACAAATTCAACCGATGGACCTGACCACGCACTTGACGCACTACGTTACGTGATGTCAGAATTCATTGATAACAAACCAAGAAAATTCACAGTAATATGATAGAAGTTTTAATAGACGATAAAGTGGTAAAAGTTAACCCCCATTTGACGGTTGACAAATACCAAAAGATAATGAAGAACCCAATCAAGTATAACAACCAAACTGAGTTGTTGGCTTTGTATTTGGATTTGACTGCAGATGAACTCAGGGAACTCCCTGTTGAACAAATTAGGTTCGTTGAAGCAGCACTGTCACAACACCTGTTAAAACCTCCCACAGACGATATTATCTTCACCTTCTCCCATAACGGTATCACTTATGGATTGGAGAACGACTGGTCCAATATGACATGGGGACAGTGGATTGACTTGGAGGTATATTCTCAACAGGATAAAATGTATGAGAACCTTCACAAGATTCTGGCTCTTCTATACCGTCCCATTGAGATTGAGAAAAACACAAAATACAAACTCACCAAGTTTAAATCCTCAGATGTGGAGGAACGAGCAGAAATCATGAAACAGGTGGATGTGATTATTTGGTATTCCATCTCAAGTTTTTTTTTGCACATCTTAAGAGAATTCACCACACGTATAAACACTTCTTTGAAAGTGAAGATGAAGATAGAGAGACACCTGAAACCACTGAGGAAGATACTCCCGTCATTTCTCCTTCCGAGTCCACTACCAGATTTTACTTTGAACTCACGTATCAACTCGCCAAAGAAGACCTAACAAAGTGGGACCAACTCCTCGAGACCAATATGTATTTATGTTTAAGCACAGCGTCTCTCATCAAGGATAGGATTATTAAACAACAAAACGAGATGAAGAAACTCGAAGCAAAAATGAAGAAACAATAATGGACAAATATACAACTTTCCATAAGGTCTTGGATTACCTCCAAGACTTCCAAGTTCAGTCACCGATTCTCAATACGTTTTCGTATGGGAACTTGGTTGATTTTGGACAAATCCATATCTCGGGGGGAACGGTGGATTATCCGTTCATGTTTGTGGTCCCCCAATCCATCCAATACGATGACAACATAACCACATACAACATGACCTTGATTTTTGCTGACATCCTGAATTGGGATTTGAGCAACGAGAAGGATTGTGTTTCTGACATGAGTTTACAAGCACGTAGATTCTTATCCTATGTGAAGAGAGGTATAAATACCTTCCCTGTATTGTATGACAATTTTGACATCAATCTACCGGTCCAAGCCATACCGTTCTTTGAGAGATTTGGTGACCACGTTGCAGGAGTTGCAATGGAGGTTCCAATCATGGTATTTGAAGACCTGAACGCATGTGATTACTACGATGAGACTCCAACACCAACGGTGACAAGTAGTCCCACTCCAACACCAACAATCACACCCACGGTAACACCATCTTAATAAGTCATGAGTCAGTCAACCAATTACCTTGAACTTATATCAGAGATTCTGAAGGATGACATCCAATCAGAACTAATGAAAATTAGACCGTCAAGAGGATTTGATG